ATTCCCTAGTTCTCTTTATAACTTGCATCCAGATGATGTGCAGATCGACAGAAAAGGTGGAAAAGCGATCTACACCTACAATGGGAAAGAAAAGTTCACAAGATACACAGTTTTAAATCCATCTGGCGAGATCGTTCACATAAAGAACTTCGAACAAGGATCTGACTATGGATTGTCCCCAATTGAAGCTGGATCAGAAGCAATTGGATCAGCATTAGCTCAAGATGAGTTTGCTGGGACATTTTTTAAGAATGGAGCTGTTCTCTCTGGCGTTATAGAGATGAACTCAACTCCTACTGAAGAGCAATTAAGGATCTTTAAACAATCTTTTAATAGAAAACATCAAGGATCTAACAAAGCTCACAATATTGGAATTTTGACAGAGGGAAGCACTTGGAAACCACTTGCTCTCGATCACGAACAGATGCAGTTCCTACAATCTAGGAAATATACTAAATCTGAGATCTGTGGACTCTTTAGAGTCCCAGCGTATATGATCGGCGATCTGTCAGAGACAACAAAGCTCGGATCAAGTATCGAGGAGCAGAATAGAGTCTTTTATGAACTGACTCTTCTCCCCTATATCAACCGAGTTGAGACTGCACTGACAATGTTGCTCCCAAGAAATCAATTCGCAAGAATAGATGTCTCTGGGTTGCTTCGTGCAAACATAAAAGCTCGATATGAAGCATATAATCTCGGCAGAAATGCAGGGTTCTTATCTGTTAATGAAATTCGAGCAAAAGAAGATCTTTCACCAGTTGATTCTGAAATTGGAGATTCGTATCTGCAAAACTTGAATCAAGTTGCAGTGGAAGACACAGAAGATCAGTCCGAATAATTCGACAAATCGGAATGGGACTAAATGTCATTAAGACATCAATGGAGAATCGCTGATCCAAGTTATGTATCAAGCGAAACGCAAACAAAAGCAATGCTTGGAATCTTTGGTAAAGATCACGAAAGATTTCGAGCCAATATAGATATGAGAAACTTCGGAGAAGAGATCTTTGAGTTTGATATGTTAAGCAATCAAATAAAACGATTTGAACGAGGTTGGCAGTGGGAAGATTTTAAGGGATCAGTTGGTTCATTTCAACGATTTGGATTAGATCCATTTGAAAATCACATTCCAAATGCTGTTGCTTTCACTCACGATGCTAATTTCTATAATCCAGATTATTCAGTTCTTTATTGGAAACGAACAAAAAATGGATTAGAACTAATTAACAAACTTGTTGAGGTTAAAGGCACACGCAACATAAAGAATCAAGATTATGAGATTTATGTTAATTATCAAAAAAATGTTATAAATCCACACAACGACAAAGTGAGAAAATATGCAAAAAATCATTTTGTTGCAAAGTGTCTAATTGAATTTGAATTGTTCTTGTATCCAGATGCTTATGCAACAGGATTCAAAGCAAATAAGGACAATACAACTTGGAATCCAACAATTCATCATTTAGAAAAACTGGAAATATATGCAGTTGATGAATTAGAAGCTATTTGGAATAAAACTCCGAGAACAGATCATCAGAATGTAAGATTGCAAAAACATACAAAATCAATATTTGATCCTAAAAAAGTTAACGCTATTGATGGAATCACAAATTGGTCAGATGATCATTATAAAAAGGCAATTCACAGGTCTGCCTTAGACAATTATTAAAGGAATTTAATGCCATATCCAGATCAAGATCAATTTGGAACTAAATCAGAAGCACTAGACAAAGCAAAACTCATCGGTTGTTATATCGATGAGACATCTTTTCACGAAATGGAACTTGATGACATGACTTTGTTTATGCCTTGCAAGACACATCAAGAATATGATGAAAAAATGTTGAATAGAGCTGAGGAACGATCTGAGCATATCAATGTGCCAGATTATGTTCAAGCTAATGCTCAAAGAGGTTTAGACAACTTAGATCTTGCAGGAGATGGACTTGTTGATGCAACTAAAAGCAGTGCAAGACTTATGGCAAGAGGATCAATCACAGAGGATAAATTAAGAAAGCTCAGTGCTTGGATAAAAAGGCACAGAGGTGATCTTCAATCTGAACAAGTAAAAGATGGAGAGATCAGTGCTGGTGTGGTTGCACACTGGCTTTGGGGATCTGGATCAGCAGAGATTTCTGTTGGTGCAATGCTCAAAGGAGCTGATCGAACTATTGCTTGGGCAGACAGAGAGATCGAAAAATTAGACAATAATGGAGAAAGAACATTGGAAAAGATAAACGAAAAGATCTTCAGTTCAGAACCTAAACAAGTCAGACCAACACCAACTCACGATGTGAGATATATAGTCAATGAATTTGAAGCAAGAGCACTAGATGGCTCAAAAGCTGTTATCAGTGGATATGCTTCGATCTTTGATAGGTCTTCTCAAGTGCTTGGTGGAGGTTTTGTTGAGCAGATTAAAAAAGGTGCATTCACAAAGACACTACAAGAAAGAGGCACACAAACTTCAAGAGATGACATAAAAGCTTTATTCAACCACTCAACTGATCTAGTTTTAGGATCGAAAAGATCTGGAACTTTAAAGCTCACAGAAGATGCAAAAGGACTTCATTATGAAGTGAATTTGGATCTTGACATCACTCACCACCGATCAGCTTTTAAAATGATTGAAAGAGGCGATGTGACTAATTCATCTTTTGGTTTTGATGTCATCGAAGAGAGATGGTCAGTCCCAGAATCTTCATCTGAACCAGTTATGCGAGAAGTGTTAGAGACAAGACTTTATGAAGTTAGTCCAACACCATTCCCAGCTTATCAAGACTCATCAGTCTCAGCTGAGAGATCGTTCAAAGGTTTAGCTGAACTAAGTGGACTTGATCTTCGTGATCTAATTGAAGCAAATGATCAAGGTTCATTGAAAGAACTTCTTAATGAAGAAAATGAAACTGTTTTCAACGCTGAAGCTAGAAAAAGAAGACTAGATCTTCTCAAATCGAAAGATTTATAAACTTAGACACAGACTCGATGATGAATCAGTCTTTGTCGCTTAATTAACAATCCAATAAGTCGAACACAATTCACTTATTAATTTTCATATAAGGAGAAAATATATGAGCAATCCAATAGTTGAAAAACTATACGAGGAAAGAGCTAATCTCTGGGATCAAATGAAAGAACTCAATGATCGTGAGATCAAAGAGGAAAGATCACTTGATGCTTCAGAAAAAGAAGCTTGGGACAAGATGAATGACAGAATGTCAGAAATCGATGCCAGAACTTCTGAACTTGCATCTGTTGAAGAAGCAAATCAAAAATCTGAAGAAGCAAGAGCAATCTTTGAATCTTCATCCCCAGCCCCAGTCATCGAAAAAGAAGTTGAAGCTCCAAGTGATGCTTCCATTTTAAGATCAATGGCTAATGGTGAAATAAGATCACACAACTTTGAAAAAAGAGATCTCACCAAAGGAGCAGATGGTGGATTAGTTCCTCAAGGTTTTTATGACCAAATAATTGCGAAACTAGATGAGAACGCTGTCGTGAGACAGTTCGCAACAGTTGTCTCAACAGCTGGTGGCGAAGACATCAAGTTTCCACAAATCACAGCATTATCATCTGCATCATTAGTTGCAGAGGGTGGAGCAATCGGTGAAAGCGATCCAACAAGTGCATCAGTCACATTAGGAGCTTTCAAATATGCCTACCTCACTCAAGTATCTTCAGAGCTTTTAGCTGATGAGGGTGTTGACATAGAGGGATTCTTAGCAAACGATGGTGGTCGCGCATTAGGAAATGGAGCAGGAACTGACTTCGCAGTCGGCAATGGCTCAAGCAAACCAAATGGTTTGATGAATGCTTCTGGAACTGGTGTCACTTGTGCATCAGCAACAGTTATCACACCAGATGAGATCATTGATCTTTATCACAGTGTGACTTCCCCATATAGAATCAATGGTGCTTGGATAATGAATGATGCTACTTTGAAAGAAGTTAGACAACTCAAAGATTCAAACAACCAATATTTGTGGCAACCATCACTGCAACAAGGAAATCCAGATATCTTATTAGGATCTCCAGTTGCTACTGATCCGAACATTGAAACAATTGCAACAGCAAAGAAAGTTATTGCTTTCGGAGATATGAGCAAATATTTCATTCGTGAAGTTCAAGGAATACAAGTTGACAGATCTGTTGACTTCGCATTCGCCAACGATTTAGTGACTTTCAGATTTATCTATCGTGCAGATGGTGATCTTATGGACACAAACGCTGTTAAAAGAATGGTCATGGCTTAATCGCCTCACCTTTCTTAGTCTTTCATCTGGCAACAGATAAAGATGGTCAAGATCCAGCAATGGATCATTGACTGAGATATTCAGTCTCATTCACTCACTCTCTACTTCCAAGATTGAATGTCTCAGTGAATCAATAGGAGAAATAATGAAAATTATGATGAAGATCAGTTTGTCTGGTCTATACAATGGAAAACCAATTCCCCCAGCAGGAGAGCTTTGGGAAACTGATAAGAACAACGCTGTTGATCTTATTGAAAAGGGTTATGCAGAACCAGTTAAGTCTGCTCCAAAAAAGACAGCTTCTAAACCAGCTGGAAAAGAAAAAAGCTAGTGAAAAAGTCTGGCTATATGAAAAAGAAATCTACTAAGAAAAAAGGATCTAAAGGTCGCAAATGATCGGATATTCAGTTGGAAATGGAACTCAGCATATATATAAAGATTCGTTAGGTCGAATCTATGTGAATGCTTATATTGATGGCACTCTCACAAATGCCAGTGGATCAGTCACAGTCACAGTGACCGATGAAGCTGGAACTGTGATCATCAATGGGCAAACTGCCACAACAGACACAACTGGGATTTATTATTATGATCTAGGCATCACCAACACAACCAATGTGAACAAACTCTATGCAGTTTGGTCTGGAACTTGGGAAAGTGTTGTCCAGAAGCTTAGAACAAATCACGAGATCCTTGGATTTCCTTTATTCACAGAAGCACAAGCAAGAACTTTTGACATAGCTCAATTGAACTCTGCAAGTGACTATTCAGATGCAACTATTTTAGAAGAGAGAGCAAAGATCACTGATCTATTAGAACAATGGACAGGAGCTTCTTGGACACCTAAGTATTCTTTAGAAAAGATACAGGGTGACACAACAAGAGTTTTATCATTGCCTCACTTTAATGTGAACAAAGTGATCTCTGTCACCATACTTGGTGAGAGTATTGCAACTTCTAATTTTGAGATTGATAACAAAATAGGGTTTATTTATAGAACTGATGGATTCTTTCCAGAAGCGACATCAGAATATCCAATGCCCATTGTTATATCTTATGAGTATGGATGGGACTTCCTCAAGAATGGTGTTGATCGTATTGCATTGAAACTGCTACTTGATCGAGTGATCTCAACAAACATTCCAGATCGAGCAACTTCTTTCAACGATGAGATGGGAAATATCTCTTTAGTCACACAAGGAGGAGGATTTAAAAATCCTACAAGAATCCCAGAAGTTAATCAATGGATCGATGAGAACTCGGAAAAGGTCTTTGGTGTTTAATGGCGATCTCATCAGTTGTTAAAACAGTAAGAGACAATTTAAAAACACAATTAGACAATCGAGCAGGTTTGAATGGTGTTGCAATCTTTAAATATCCTCCAATGGATCAAGCTCCAAAAAAAGAGATGATCTATTTAGGTGATGGAGACTCTTCAATGGACTTCCAATCTTTTGGATCAGTGTATGAAGAGGATCTTGGATTAAAAATATTTATATATACGCTTCGAGCTGGAGCTGGAGACTCTGTTGCCTCCACCACAGAAAGCAGATCTCTAGCACTAGCTAATGAAGTGATTGACCAATTAAACGATGATACAACCATTAATGGAGCTGTGATTGTCTCAAGAATCTCAAATATGCAGATTGAAAACACTTTATCTGATGAGGGCAGAATATGTCTCATCGAGATGGACTTAGAAGCTCAAGCAACACTATCGGAGTAGATATGACAAAGAAAACAAATTATATTGCAATCGTTGATTGTGAGATCAAGAAAAAAGAATTTAAAGCTGGTGATTCAGTTGATGTGCAAGTCCCTAGGTGGATGGTCTTGCAAGGACTTGTCTTGCCAGAAGACAAAGCAAAGAAACTAGAAGAGGAATAATATGCCTACATTTATCGCAGGAAAAGACAACAAGATCTTATTTGGAATCCACGATCTAACAAGTTATTTTAGTGATGCAAGTTTTTCAAGAGAACAAGCAGTCAATGAAACTACAACTTTTGGATCAGATCAAGCTTCTTATATAGGATCAATCGAATCAGCATCAGCTTCCTTAACTGGATTTTATGATGGTGGATCAGATGCAGTCGATGAGGAGCTTCAAGCTGTCATTGGATCTGCAACTGCAACTCCCCTCTCAATTTATCAAGGTGGCGACACTGCTGGGAATAAAGTTGTCTTATTAAATTCAAAGATTCAAAACTATACCATTGATTCGAATGTTGGAGATGCTGTCGGTGTCTCTGCTTCATTCACTGGTGATAACTTTGGAAATGGAAAAAGCTTATATGCTTTAACCAATACAAGTGCAACAGCTACCACGACAGCTGTTGACTTCGGTGCTAGTTCATCATTAGGTGGACAAGCATTTCTACATTGCACAGCTAACAGCTCTGCAAACATATCAGTGAAAATTCAATCATCAGCAGACAACTCATCTTTTGCAGATGTCTCTGGTTTTTCTTTCACTGCTATCACAGGGACAACCTCTGAGAGAATAGCAACCACAAACACAGTGAATCGTTATGTTCGCATAGTGATCACAGTGACTTCTGGCTCTGCAACCTTTTCAGTTGGTTATGCCCATAATTTAAAGTAATTAATTAATTTAATTTAGGAGAAAAATAATGGCTTTCAACTCTGGAAAAGATTCTTTTTTTAGCGTAGATGGAACAGACATATCAAGTTATGTCAATCAACTCTCATTATCTAGAGATGTTAACACCTTAGAGACTACATCGTTTGGTTCAGATCAAGCTTCTTTTGTAGTTGGAATAGAGGGACTTAGCATTTCTGGAAGTGCAAGTTTTGATGCGACTGCTGATGGTGTGATGGCAGGTCTCTTCGATGGCTCAGTAGTAGCTTTCGAGTATCGACCAAACAATGCCAGTTCCCAACCGAAATACACAGGGAACGCCTTAGTCACAAACTACACAATTGATTCAAGTGCGACTGATCTAGTATCAATCAGCTTTTCATTAATCGTTAGTGGTGCAGTGACTAGAGGAACTGTCTAACACTAAAAATGGTCTCACAAAGAAGAAGACTTAAACGAACTGCAAAAGGTCTGGGAACTCTAATCGAAGTCTCTGGTGTGGATATTGCCAACCAGAAGAGATTGATCGAGCTTCTCGGATCTGATGCTGTGAAAATTTATAAACAATTTAACTATCAGTTTGGCGAGAATGTTGCCAAAGATGTTAGGAAAGTTCTACCAAAGGACTCTGGAAAATTAGTTGCATCAGTTAGAGCAACAAAGACCAAACAAGGAGCATCGTTCCGAGTTGGTTATAACAAGAGAGTGACTTATGCACGACTCCAAGAGTTCGGTGGATTTAACCCCTATGGAGGAGCTTTCAGAAGAGGTCGAAGACTATATAAACCGATGAAGAAAAAAGGATATTTCATTTTTCCATCTGTGAGAGATCGACTTCCAGAAATGCAAAGAGATTATGTCAGAAGACTTAACAAACTTGTTATCGCTCTATATGGCAAAGCTTCAGCAAAAGGATCATCAAGAAAATTTGGTGGAAAAACTTAAGAGGAGAATAAATGGCAGATGAGGACAACAATCTTCCAGTTATCGTGATCAAAGATAAACAATATCTTTTGGATTATTCAGATATAACTGGGATCGAATGGCGAGAGATCAAGAAGATCACTGGTCTAAATTCAATGGAAGCAATCGGACAGACATCAATGATGGACTTCGAAGCTCTTGCATCTATTGTGCTGATCTTTGCAAAAAGAGAAGACAAGACAGTCAAATATGAAGACATATTGGCACAGTTGACCATTGAATCAGTTAAAACACAAGAGGAACTGGATCAAGAAATCCCAAAAGACTAAGGAGAGCTTATCGGAAGCATCTTCCAGCTCTCAGTCACTTTTTTGGAATACGACCTTGGGAATTTGATTTGCTCACTATGGGAGAGATCAATGAATACCTTGAACAACTAGATGAATTTATAAGGAATAAAAATGGCTAAGAACAGTCAAATTAATGTCGCTATTGCCTTAGACACAGCTCCATTAGAAGCTGGACAAAAAAGAGCAATTAAGCAGTTTGATAAAATCGGATCAGTAGGTCAAAGGGCTAGTGGTGGTCTTAAGACTCTAGGCAAAGGGATGGCGAAAGTCGGTCTCTTAGCTGGTGCAATGGCAGGATCAGTTGGCGTTGTATCGAATAAGATGGTTCAACTTGCTTCTGATAGTGAAGAGAGTGCAAACGCATTCGGTGTCACATTTAAAGAAGCAACACAAGGACTTAATCAATTCGTTGATGAGTTCTCAACAAAAGCTGGTTTCACAACATCTGAACTGCAACAACTACTTTCTTTCACTGGTGGCGTTGTTAATGGTATGGGAGCAAGTGCTGAGGCATCAGCTGAGTTCTCTAAACAAGTCGCAGTTCTTTCTGGTGACATTGGATCTCTTAGAAATATAGATCCATCAGATGTCCTTGACAGAATAACTAAGAGTTTAACAGGCGAGAGAGAGGGATTAAAACAACTGGGGATCGTTATAAATCAGACAACCTTGGATCAAAAAGCTCTGACAATGACAAACAAGAATGCTGTCTCTGAATTAACAGCAATGGATCGTGCAACAGCGACTTTGACTTTGATTCAAGAGAGATCATCAGATGCAATTGGCGATCTAGATAATACCTCAGATGGCTTTGCAAACACTCAAAGAAGATTAAAAGCTGAACTCAGAGAGACTGCAACTCTTATGGGTGAATCGTTGATGCCAAGTGTCAACGCTGTGCTTCCACTGATTTCAGAAATGGCTTCAGATGTTTTGCCTAGAATGGCTAAAGCTTTTGCTAATGGTGTTGAAAAAGTCAAAGAGTTTAACGAACAATTTGGCGAAGAGATAACTAGTAGGTTGAAGAAGTCTTTT